TCTTGACGGCGCCGGTGACCTCGAGCGGCGCGGTGGGTGTCTCGGTGTTGATACCTACGTAGCCCACGCCTGCCGCTGCAGTGGCCGTCATGGTCAGCACGCTGTTCGGCGTGGGTGTGGCGTCGTCTTGCAGGTACAAGTCCCACGTGCCGGGCGAGGATTCGCGCAGGCCCATGAGCGTGTTGCCGGAGCTGGAGGCCATGGTTATTTGGCCCTGAGTCAGCTCGACGTTCATCCCGTCGGTCTTGCTTTCCTCGTACGTAATCTTAGTGCTGGCGTAATCGTCGCCTACAGGCTGGAACGTGTTGTACAGCTTTGTGACCAGCTCGTCCACGGCGAGCACGTCACCGCCCACCTGGTATGCGTTGTTTAGGGCGGTGTTGAATGCTGCCAGCAGGCCGCCGTCCGGGTTGCCAGGATACCCATCCACCGGCGGGTTGACGTTGCGGCGACCGCCGTCGTCGCTGGTGATGCCGGTGAGGTCGCGCGCGACAAAGAAGGACTCCACCTCCACCTGCCGCCGGTTGGCGTAGAAGGTCAGCTGGAACGGTAGGTACAGGTCGCCGCCATCGCTGAGCAGGTTGTACATCTCGATGGGGCCCTTGTAGAAGGTGCCGCGCTGTGTCTTCGTGTGCACCCGCTGTCCGCCGAGCACCTCACGCACGCCGAGCAGGTGGATACCTATGGCCGTGCTGGTGTAGTTCAGCGACTGCCACCCCGTCGCCAGCGGCAGGTCCGGCGCATCAACCACGCGCAGCACGCCGAGGCTACTGGTGCTGATGGCGTCGCCGACGTACACCTTCGCCTGTTCATATTCTACGCGGCTGCTCGACAGGCCGGTCGCTGTGAAGGTCACCTCGTCCCCGTTGGTTTCGTCCTCGTCCACCTGATCCACGCGCAGCAGCTGCACGCTGTAGTTGGTGTCTACGTTGGTGACAGACGAGGCGCTCCCGTTGAAGCTGATGTTTGCGATGGCTAGCGTCAGGTCCATGCCGTTAGACGCGGCGGTCAGCTCGGGCGTAAGGAAGTCGAGCGGCAGGACCATAGTGGTGTCGCCGGTGAGCCCGCGGTTGACGTCGTAGTATGGCGTGATGACGTCGTAGGTGCTGGCGGTCAGTTCCCACGACGTCGCGCCGTACGTAAAGGGCGTATAGGTCAGCACCTCGCCCGCCTCCATTTGGAAGTCGTAGGCCGTCCCTGCGAAGGTGGCCACGCGCTTGAGGTAGTAGTTGCCGACTTTGAGGGTGAAGCGCAAGCGGAAACGGCGCAGGCGCGTGTTGCCGGTGGTCGTGTTGTCGCCTGGCTGCGTGCAGCGGAACGTGCCGGTGAGGCGGAAGATGCTGTCCTGGTCGAAGTCGAAGTCGGCATCGCTCAGCGTAGTGCCAAACTCGGCTTTGGTGTGCAGCCCGTCGAAGATGCGCGGGATGTTGCCGCTGTAGTTCTGCGTCCGCACCACCGACTTGAGCGGCGGCAGATAGCTGTGCTCGTAGCCGCGGAGCTTGATGGCGTCGCCGTCTATGGTCAGGGAGGTGGCGAGGCTGGTGCTCGAGCCGCTGATGGTGCCGCCTTTGGTGACGGTGTAGTAGTTGATGGTGTCGTCGTACTGGTGCGCCCCGATAGGCAGGAACCAATACGTGCCGTTTGCTTGGAAGATGCGCGCGTTGAACGCGGTCGCGAAAGACTCCAGTATCGTGTACGTGGGCAAAAATTGGTTGATACCGTCCTCGTCCGGGTTGTAGAATCCGTTGTGGTAGACGGCAACTTGGCTGAGATAGTTGCTGGCGGTGGGCGCATTCGCAGGGAAAAAGTCGTCCACGTACTTGAGCATCACCGTGTCTGAAGACCACAGGTGGCTGTGGCGCACCAGCGATAGGGCGATGATGAGGTGCTCCGGCACGGTGTCGTGTCCTCCGTATCCGGTGCCTGCGTTGTTGTACAGGATTTGCTGCAGGTTGCCCAAGTCGTCGGACGCCTTTAGCTGCACCCGCCGCGGCATAGCCTCGTCCACCAGCACGCACTGCTCGCCGAGCAGGACGCCACCCCAGTAAAGGGTGTTCGCTTCGTCGGGATCGCGGAAGATGCCCACCGTGAAGTCGCCTTCCGCGGAGGTGGCGATGGCGTTGAGAAAGTTGGTATGCGCGGCGGTCGTCTCCGTGAAGGGAATTTCCACCGACGAACCGATGACAGGCTGGTACCGGCTTTGGTTGTCGCCTTCATACGACAGGATAAAGCCGTCGGCACCGAGCGTAAAGCTGGAGCTGTCGCCGCCGTAGCTGTCCTGGTAGATATTGACGCGCCAGGTGTCGCCTTCGTAGTCGGTGAACTCGCTGTATAGTCGGAGGTTGTATGCCATTAGAATCCGCGGATGCGTGACCGGTCGCGGCTGGCCCGGTCGTTAGTGAGTAGGATGTCGTTGCCGGAGATACGGCCGGTCACGACTACGTTCTGCTGCTGTGCGCCTGCCATCTGCAGGAACTCGCCCATGCGCTCGAAGGGAATGATGGCCTCCTTTCCGCTCCGGTTGTCGCCCACCATGGCGAGCGTAGGGCCGGTGACCAGTCCACCCTGCGCGAAGGCAGGCACCCCACCGCCGGCGCTTTCGCTCAGGCGGGTGCGGGCGTAGGAGCCGAGCGCGACGAGGGCGATACCTGCGGCGATGGCGAGGACGGGGTTGAGCGACTGCAGCGCCTTCTTGATGCCTTCGACGGAGATACCTACGCCGATGGCAATTTTACCCACCTGCACGGCGAGGTCGGCGAGGGTGCCGAGCACCATACGCCCGAGGCCCTGCATGCCGTCGCCCGTAGCCATGGCGGTACCGAGCATCTCGCCGAAGTTGTAGGCCATGCTTTCGGCTGCCTCTTCAACAGCCATATCTACGGCAACGGCGAAAGATTGAGCGGCTTTTTCCGCAGTCCTAAAGCCTTCTGCAATGTCGCCAAGGTCTTGTTTAGTTCCTTTTAGCTCTTTGTTGTTTAGAGCTGGATTAGCAATTTGTTGAGGTTCAACACGAGGAATGACTGTAGGCGCTACTTGCTGGCCGCGCATCAGCGCCTGAAGCTCCTTCGATCGCTCTACGTCTTTAAGCCGTTGGGCGGCTATGGCTGCATTACGGTAAGCGTCTGCCGTCTGTTCGATGCGCGTGTTGAGGTCGCCGGTGACTTTGTATTCGGCATCGATATCTTCAAGGCGGTCCTGCAGAGTGTCCTCGTATGTTTTGCTTTCTGATGCGGCTGTTAAAAGTGATTGAACATTCGTATCAATACTGTCTGTATTCTCATCTTGTTTTTCCGTCAGCCTGCGCAAGGTCTCCGCGTCCTTTTGCCCTTGTAGCTGCTGCTGAATAGCGGCCTGCCGTTGGCGCGTTAGGCTCGCGATGTTGTCGCGTAGCTGTTTGTCGAGAGCATTGAGAGAGTCCGTGCTGCGTTGCACATCCTGCGGCACGTCCTGACCGGCAGCCGCCCATGTAGCTACGGCCTTTGCATTCTCCTGGACAAGACGGTAGTTTTCGCGCCATTGCGCGTTTGCAGTTGCCAGCTCTTGGTCAATAAGCTGCAACGCTTCGCGGCCTTGCTTGCCTGCGATGATGCGATCAAAATCCTCCTTTGCCTGGCGGGCTTTGTCGGTCTCACTCTTGTACAGCACCATTGCCCCAATCAATACCCCGACGGCTGCTGCCGCCGCGACGTAAGGGTTGGCAAGGATGGATGTATTCAAGCCCAGCTGTGCGGTCTTGGCTGCCAGCAGTGCGCCCTTTATTGTGGTGTAGGCGTTGATGAGGCTGCCCACCGCGATAAGGGTGGGGCCGAGGACGGCGAGCAGACCACCGACCACAAGTACCGTTGCTTTGGTTTCGTCGCTCCAGCCTTTGATAGCGTCCACCGCTTGACGCACGAAACGCACGAGCGGCTTGATGGCGTCGTTGATGATAGCGCCGAAGTCCTCCGACAGGTTGCCGATTTCGTTGGCCAGCTGCGTGTAGGGGTCGACGTTGGCAGCTGCTTCCGCTGCTCCTCCAAATTGGGTCTCCAGCTCAGCGAGAATAATGGCCTGCGCCCCGGCGATGTCGCCGCTTTCGGTGAGCGTCTTGATGAGTTGCTTCTGCTGTGCGGTAAACTGCACCCCGGCGCGGCCGAGGGCCGTCACGCCTTTGATAGGGTCGTTCAGCGCCTTACCTACCTGCACCGACGCGCTCGTCAAGTCCGTGCCCAGGCGGGTCGACAGGTTGAGGATAGCCACCTGCGCCTTGTCGAAGTTGGTGCCGGTGACCTTTGTGAAGGTGAGCAGGTTAGCCGTGACCTCCTTGAGAATTTGGTCGTCGTCGTACAGGCTAATACGCTGCAAGCCTTCGGCCATAGCTTCTAAGTCAGCAACGGATTTGCCTGCAGCTCCGCCCGTAGAAGTGACGGCAGCCTCCACCTGCGCGATAGCTTTGGCGCTGTCGACAGCGTTCTTAGTGGCCAGCGCCCCGAACGCCACTATTGGCGCGGTCAGGCCGAGCGATAGCGACTGGCCCAGCCCGTTGAGGTCGTCGGCCGTGCTGCGCAGGCGCTTCGCTACACCCTGCAGAGCTTTGTCCAGCTCCTTGGTGTCGGCGCCGAATATAATATTAAGTACCGCGTTTCTCTTGGCCATGCTTCATAGTTTTTCCCATGCGGCCAAACAGGTCAGCCATCTTGGGGGTAATCTTCGGAGGTGGCGTGGCCCTGCGACGCTGCGAAGCGTACGGGTTAAAGTCGTTCCAGTCATACGGCCGTGAGTTCTTCCCGCGGTGGATGTTGGCCTGCATGGCCATCATCGCCGAAGTCCGCATCCACGCCAGCTCATCGCTGTGCTCGTATGTGCGTAGCATTACCATCACCTCCCCGAAGGTACTACACCAGAAGTCGGGCGGCTTGAGGCCGCGGCGCAGAGCTTCGACGTACAGGGCTCGAAGCGTTAGCTCTTCCGCGGGCCCCGAGCCGTCGCTTTTTTTGGCGCGTCGAGAGCCATAGCCAGCCCCACCTTCTCGGTGATTTCTGACCAGTCCGTAGAGCCAAAGAGCACGCTGAACTTCTCAAAGGTGATGGGCGGCTCGCTGTCGTTCAGGACGGCAGCGGTCCGCACCCCGGCCCAAATAAAGAGCGGCAGGAACTTGAGAGGTTTTTCGGCCAGCGCTTCCTGGAAGCCGGTGAGGTTCAGGTCGTGCTCCTCGCAGACGAGGTTCACGGCGTGGAGGTTCAGGAAACACGGAAGCTCGAGGTCGCCCCCGAGCTTCACGTCGAATTGTCCGCGGAGCGTGTTAGTCATGCTCCGAATTTACAGCGACTTAGTCGTTGTTATTCGTAAATGTTGCGTTCGTGTCGTCGATAGTTGACTTCGTGATAGAGCCGTCGCCTTCGAACTGCACCGCGTAGGTGGCCACCTCGTTCAGTCCGGCGGTCTCCTCGTAGCTCGTGATGTAGGCGTCGCCCCACAGCATGACGTCTCCGTCTACGCCCGTGGTCCATGCGATGCGCACCTTCGTCTTTGCCTTCCACAGGTCAAAGAGCTCGGTGGCCGACTTGCTGCCCGCTGCCGTGCTGTAGTCGATGAGACCGTCGCAGGACATAGACCACGACAGGGCGCTGGTCAGGATTTCCCGCTGGCCGTCGTTGTCTTTGGTCGTCGCGTCGATGACTTCCATAGATCCCGAGAAAGAGCCGGAGGTCGCGCAGGCGATGAGCTCAAACTCGTCGTCTTCCGTAAGGCCGTCGCCGAAGGTCGGCCCTGCGTAGGTGAGCCCTGCGTCCGGCAGGGCGGTGTTGGAGATGTACACGCCGATGGCGTTAGAACGGACTTTTCCAGTAGTTGCCATGATGGTTCAGATTTTTCGTGAAGATAGGGAGTGTCAATTATTTGCTTTTTCGCTGTACGACGTACCACTCAGTGCGGTGGCACATCAGTGTGATACCGTCGTAGTCGCGGTCCATGGTGACGGTAGCGGCCCCGTCGATTTCCGCGTCGTCGGCTACGCTACCGCGTATGATTAGGATGCGGCTGTTGCTCAGCCCTTTGCCGGTCTTCACGCGGATAACGCGCCCTTCGTTAGACGCGACGGCAGGGAGGCGCAGTGTTGCCGAAGCCGTGCCGGAGGCGGTGGCGTAATCAGCGAACAGCACGTAATCGGCGGAGGTGCAGGTGTAGCTGAACCCGTCCACCAGCGCCAGGTCTTGGATGCGGTAGTACAGTGCTCCGCGCAGGTTCAGGTCGGAGCCCATTGCCGCGGAGGTCGGCAGCTGCACCTCGCCTCGCTGGAGGTGCACGTCGAACTGCATGGTGATTGTGAAGAGGTCGTCCGCCTCGAAGATGTCGGTGGCCTGCGTCGCGAAGCGGAGGCTGCTGATGTCGCCGCCAAGGTAGCCGTCAAGCGACAGGCGCACCACCTCGCCCAAATCGTAGCACTGCTTCGGCGTCGTGCCTATGGCGGTGACCTGCACGAGGTGCTCATCCACCGTGGCCAGCGCGTCGTGCGTATCTACGGGCGTGGTGTTCGTCAGCTGCACCACGATAGCGGGTACAGCGCTACCCTGCAGTCGCGCGAGCGGAAAGATGCGGTCGGCGGTGGTGACAGCCGTCACGGCGGCGTCGGCCTTCAGGATGTCGATGATGTGGTTGATCATTTGAAGCCTTGCCTGTTTTTAAACTTGAGTATGCGGTCGATGGCGATGTCGCGGAACTTGGCCTCCGCCTGGTCCTTCGTGAGGGTCCAAGCGTCCTCCATGAAGTTGTTGGCCTCGGTGCCGGGGTGTTGGATGCCTGGCACCTTAGGGGTCAGCCACTGCGACAGGCGGTGCACCTTGCCGCTTTCCTCGTTGCGTACGGTAAAGTGCTTGCGGCGTCCGTCCTGCAGTTCGCGGTTGGTACGCAGCCCTGGCTTTGTGCCTCCGGCCACAAGGTGGGCGTACTTGATAGGGCGCTGTAGCTGTGGCATGCCGCGGTCCATCCACGCCGGAGCAGGCAGGTAGTAGCTGGTCTTCGGGTTCACGCGCAGCACCACGTAGGTGTAGCGCTTGTCCTTGCCTTCCACCACTTGGACGGCTTTGGCGAGGTTGCCCGTCCGGGCGCTGGCCATCGCATTCGTCTGTGCCTGGCGTTTAGTGATGCCGAGCGCGGTTTTCATGGGGCCTATGATGGCCTTGGCGCGGTAGCGCAGCGGCATGCTCATAAGCTCGTCCTCGATGGCCTTGAGCTGGCGCCCGTCAAAGCCGAAGCTGCCGAGCTGCGACTTGATGACCTTGGACTTGGGCCTGATGTCCATCAGTCGCGCAGTTCAGTGATGAGCATCAGCCCTTCCTTGCGGCCTATCTGCACGACGCCCACGATGTAGTAGTACGTGCTGTCGTGCATGATGCGCATGGTGGTGTCCACGTCTGAGCGGTAGCGCACCGTCCACTCGGTGCGGTTGAGCTGCACCGTCTTCATCACCTCGGTGACTTCGCCGCTGCTGCGATCGCGGCGCGACGCCCATACCTCCGCCAGAGTGCCCCACGTGGTCACGTCGTAGTTCCAGTCATCCTTCACCGTGGTCAGGCTTTGGATTTCTACGCGTCGGTCAAGCGTTCCTATCCTCATGGGTGCAGCAGGCGGTAGGGTGAAAGCAGGGCCTCCACCGCAAAGGGCACGGCGGTGGCGATGGTGCCGGTGACCACCTGCTGGCGGTTCTCGTAGAAATGTCCCACGAGGATACGGACGGCCTGCAGGATAGGCTTCGGCACGGACGCCTCAGGGTAGCCGATGACGCAGTTGACCTGCACCCGGTTGAGCGCGTCGTCGTACAGGTCCGGCGGGCTGACGAAAC